TTAAGTTAAGACAAGGTTAAGACCAGGTTAAGACTAGGTTAAGTTAAGACAAGGTTAAGACCAGGTTAAGACTAGGTTAAGTTAAGGAAAGGTTAAGGCTAGGTTAAGACTAGGTTAAGTTAAGAACTGGTTAAGACGAGGTTAAGGCAAGGTTCAATTGAGAATGAGTCGCAATAGCAATACGACACGGCTCGGACCCTCCTTTTAGGACCACGGCCGGATCCAGAAGCCAAAAACCAGCCGTGCCCTGAACAAGCCAAAAACCAGCCGTGTCTAATTTTCAAAAACAAGCTTTTTTCTAGCCGTGCCCTTAATCTTTTCCTAGCCGGATCCAATAGAGTTTTGACCAGTTCCAAAATTATTTCCAGCCATAGCCATTTTGAGCCGCTGCAATTGCAGCTTCTTCGTCTTCATACGGTCCTCCCACATTCTCTCCATCATCTTCATACCAATACCAACCCTCTGTGAGTTCTGTGCCTTTGCAGCAAGCTTCCGTGAAGTAGTCAATGAGAATCATGAAAAGTCTCCAACGAAATAATCAATGGGAGCATCCAACCCTGCGTTGCCTATGCAATGGTTGCCATCAACTATGTGTCTAGCAAGCCCAAAAGGACCAGGAATAGCATGATTATTTTTTAGCCATTGTAAACTATGAGGCTCTTTTCTTCCTCTGTCCCAGACAATGGTGAAGAACAAGCCAGGATCCACTCTCTCGCCATATTCATTTCGTATTTCATAATTGCCTTCTTCAACGAGCGCATCAATATGGCTCCAAATATCTTCCCAATCAAAAAGAAGCTTTTCAGGGTAAATGTGAAGACCAAAACACCACCCCAGAGAAGTTTTACCTAAGTGCAAAGGCTCTTTTGCGTGGCCGCAATGAGAGCAGGCAGGAGCATGGAGATAGTAGTTGGTACTCATCAGCCTTTCCCCTTGCATTGATTGGCCAGAGCGTTGAAATGGCCTGCCATTGGCCCTCCAGGGCGTCTCAGCACATAGTACCCCCTGGGCATGTCCCAGCCCCCTTCCCCATCAGGCTCGGGCTCGCTGTCGTCCTCCCAGAGGCCAACGCATTGATCGTCATGCCACACGCTGATAACGTGCTCGAGGTCTTCCATGGCAAGGCGCGTGTGGAACAGCACGTCCTTGAGCGAAGCGGCCTGGTAGACCATCACCGTAGGCTCCCAATAGGGGCCATTGTCTTTGTAAGTGCGCACAGTTGTTTTCATGGTCAGAAAGGCTCGTAAAGGGGCTCGTCGTCGTCTTCGTCGCTTGGCAGTTCTTTGATGATGAACGAAGTGCCAGCGGCCTGATATATGGCATGAAGCTGATCACGCTCTTCAGCATCCATTGCATAATCTTCGTAGCCATCTTCGGAAGCGAAATGAAATACAGTGCGAATCATTAATCTTCTCCAATGATGCGAAAATCAGGATCGTTGTTTCTCTTTATCCATCGACATTGATTGAACTGCGGAAGCACGATGAAAAGCTTGTCGTGGTGATCCTGCTCAACAATGGCGGTGGTGATAGTGGTGCCGATGCGGCTACGGCCTCTGTTGCTGATGGCCAGAAGGTTGATGGTTTCCATGAGAGAGGAGACGATGGAGGAGAGCGTTACGGCGGGCCTTGGCGGCTCTTAGAGCTTGAGGCTTGAGCCTCCGCTTGGGAGGCTTGCCTGAGTTGTGCTGGTGGTTGGGGACGTTCATGATTCTTTCCCCCATCGCACGATCTTGGCAACGATGTCATCGCTGGTTTCGTTGAAGCAGGTCCAGAACGTGCCATTGCGGCCAAGCATGAGGCGGCCATCTTCCCGCTTGCGGAGAGCGGCCATGGAAGGGAGCAGAAGCTCTTCACCAGGCTTGCCTTCGACAATGAAAGCAGCAACAAGGCTCAGAAGCTGGTCTTTGATGAAAGAGGAGGTCATGGTCTTGGGAATGGTGGAAGCTCGCGCCTCCGTTGACTTCCCAACAATAGAGCAAAAAGGGGCTGGTGCCAGCCCCTTGAACGATCACTGTTGTTTATCTTTACAATCAGCGCTGCTGGTCGCAAATGCCTGCGAGCACCTCCCCGACGTACTGGTGGGCATCGCGAAGCTTGTCGAGGGCCGCTTGGCGCTCGTCACGAGCCTGGTAGTAGGTGCTGCCACCTTGCGTGTAGAAATCTCTTCCGTTGCACGTTGCAGCAGCCAAGGCGTCAATGGCCTTGTCGATGGCATCGTAAGCAGCAGCGTATTCATCACGCAGAGTAGTGAAGCCGGTGCCGTTGAGATGGATGGTGGGAATGGTTGCCATGGGAGAAAAGAAAGGAGGCTCGCGCCTGAACAAAGGAACAATAGAAAGGAAAGGGGCCCTGAAGGCCCCTTTGTCACAAGGCTTAACAAAAGGCAGTGCGACCGTTGCTGTAGGCAAACCATTCTTGCTTGCCCTTGCGGGCTTCCTTCTGCCAGGCCGCCCACTTCTCAGGCACGGCTTCGCTGACGATGCGGGTGCCAGCAGGCACATGCACAGGGCCGCCCATGGTGGAGATGGTCCACTGATCTGCCACTGGCCCATTGATGTACCAGCTCTTGCGAACGTGGAGCAGCCCCCACATATCAAGCACTCGCGGATTTTCGGCACCTAGGCGCTTTTGGATCGGCCAGGGCTCGTGCCAGTCAGGAACGATCACGGTGAAAGTAAGCCGCTCGAGGCCCTCGAACTGGGTCCAATAGTCGGGGCCGGTGAGCTGCTCGACGGTGTGGTTGATGCCTGCCATGGTTTTGAAGATGGTGGACCTCTCGGCCCGAACAAAGGAACAATACAAGCAAAAGGGGCTGTTGCCAGCCCCTTGAACCATCATCGTTACTTATCTTTACAATGAGTCGCCCGGCATGGTGGTGCCATGCAGCACGAGGAACTGCCTAGTGGAGAAAAGCCTGCGGAGGCTTTCTGCTTTGAGCCGTAGCTCAGCTTCGTTGGCGCTGGTGTCCAGCAGATGCCACTGGCTGTCTTGCCTGCTCCAAAGGCTGAAGCCTGGTCGGTCGAGCACTGCCATGGTCAAAACACCAGCTCCTTCCCATTGGCTTTGATGCTGGTCACGCGCTCGCAATCGAACGACCGCCAGGCACCTTGGCCCTCTGTGCGAGCAATGGCGAAATCACGGCAGCGGACAATGCTGGTGGCTTTCAGGGCATGGCCCGTGCCTTTGATCTCCTGCGTGTCACGAGGGTTGAACTGCAGGGAACGGGGCTCGCCGTTGGCTTTGACGAACTGCACGCTGACGATCGAAGCGCCTGCGTTGAAGATGAACTGCTTGACGAGGGTGGTTTTGTCCATGGGGATGAAGATAGTGGGCTCTCGCCCTGTGTGATTGATCATGGCACCACAAGGCGCCCCTGTGAAGCCCTTGGCCCATTAGCGTTGCTTATGGCCGTAAGCTTTTGATGAAGAATTGTGGCAGCTTACTTCGACGGAGCCTTTCAGCGCTGACAAACTGCTGACTATTGGTGCCAAGATTTTTGATCTTCACCAATGGCGTGTCTGTCTTCTTGTCCATGACGATATATCGGCCCCGCCAGCCAAAGCGGGCATCGAGCAGATCGACGATGTCGCCAGGAAAGAACACTACCGCCTGTTGAGGGGGGGTCTACCGCCTGTTGAGGTGGGTGATGCCACAGTAGCGTTCTGGATGGTGCTGGATGCAGCCTTGATAGGCTTGTTGATTGACTGGCGGCGCTGGCTGCGTCAAGTAAGACCAGCCCAGAACAGTGAGCATGCCAGAGAGAACGACCATGGGAAGGAGGTTGCGCATGGGAAGAGGAAGAACTGAGCATATATTGCAAAGCCAGCCAGACCCTGCAAGGCTTTGTTGACAAAGCGTTACAAAGCTGGCTGGACCCTATTCAGAAAATCAGCTCGGACAGTTCTTCCATCAAAGCTAGGCACCATTCCTTGCCTTTCTTGGCTAGCAGCTTCTGAGCCGTTGGCGACGGCTCCTTGAGCTGAAGCGATGGAAAGGGCGTGATGATGCTTGCTTCGATTGCAGCAGCCCTGGCACTTTTGATTTCACCAGTTTTGACGCGCTCAAGGATGTCAGGCGCATCACGGGCGAGGCGGCGCAGCAGGTAGGCCTGGGAGGTGCCTCGCTCAACTTCTCCAGAGGTTATCTTATCACCTCTGGATCGCTCTCCACCGTGCATGGCGAGCGGCTTTGCTTGCTGAGCAGCAAGGAACAGGCCGGTCTCTGGATCGCGTGGCTTGTCGGCAATGTCGCCGTGATGGGCCATAGGATCCCGCTGCCGCAACTCGACCATCAGCCATCGAGCGTTGCTAGCCATCTTGTGAGAGGAACTAGCGACGGCGCCTAAACACTTTTCAAACAAGGGCAGGTCTTTGATGCCCAGCCCGTCCTTGTGTTGCATGAATTGCAAAAGACCATCAAACTTACACTCTTCCCCATTGACAGCATCCTTGTAGGTTTCATACAATTTGTCATCAATGATTTCGCGCATGTAAAAATAAAAGGCTTCCTGCCCTACAGCATTTTCAAAGTCATTGGCAATAGAGCGAGCAGAAAATACTGTGAAGCTCATACCACCGCCTCCGCAATTTCTTTTGCACACCTCACCCATTCGCGCTTTTGCTCAAGAGACGCTTTGGTAAATGAAACGCCTTGCTTGTGCAAGCCAGCAATCCGATTCACGTCGCCACGGACTTTTCGATAGGCCACATCATTGTCCTCAATTTGCCGATACTTGGGCACCTTGAATCGAATTATGTTTGTCCAGTACATAGCTCTTTCGCTTAGCAACTTCTGCTCTTCTTCGTAGGAAAGCACTGCCTCCGCTTCTTCTTGCACCTTGTTAACGATGTCGTCAATAGATATGTTTAGGCATTTGCATTTGCTCTTAATTTCGTTTTCTGCATAGACCTTTGCTCCATCGTCTCCACGAAGAAAAAGCCCAAGAATATGCTCTGCCCAATGTGAGTCTATGTAACACTCAGCAGCCCTTTCGTGCATTTTAATTGCTTCAACAACGTCATGCCAGCACGAAAAATCATCGCTACCCCGAAACATTCCAACACTTTCGTCGCTTGACGTAACAATGCCAGTTCTTTTCTTTTTGTCGGCGGAAGACGTGTCGTTGGCAAAGGAAGCATCACCATCTGGAGCATCACCGCAAGCATCTTGCACATCTCGTTCAATGTTGCGTGCGATATAACGCAGTTTGGGGTGGGCTGGCGCAACCACATAAGCAATGGTGTCAAAGTGGTTCTGATCAGCGTACGGCTGATCTTTGCTGTCAATCGGAATACGGCGAATAGCCCTGCCAATCACTTGCACAAAATACAAGACAGTCAAAATCGCGCTCATATAGGCAACCACCTTGATCTGCGGGATGTCCACGCCTTCCGAAATCATCCCTACGGAAACAATTACATCAGGCTTGTCGGCAGCATTCTCTCGGCACTGTCTAGCGATCCTGGCGAGTTTCTTGGCCCCATTATTGTCGTCACTTAGGACGATGGACACACGAAGCGAGGGACGCTCTTCTTGGATACACTCAGCAATTCGCCGAGCTTCCTTCATGCTCTTGGCAACGCAAAGCAATACGCTTTGATTCTTTCTGCCACAAACACTCTCAATTTGTTTTCTTGATAGAGCTAGCAGGGCGATTGATTCATTAACGATGTTGCGCAACAATTTGTTGCCCACGTCATCGGCTAAAGGGTTTTCAAGATCAGCGTCAAAGTGAAGGTGCTTGCCAAGTGGCATGTCACTTTTTTTTGCCCATTCGTACCATTCATCAGAGTTTTGGAACTTGTCATTCGGGAATACCGGCAAGTCCTTTGGCAAACATTCAACAACCTTCCCATCGTCACTCTTCCACGTAGATTCCCAAAACTTGAACTTTACTGGCACTGTGCCTCTCGTTCCGGTCTTGGGATCTTGCCTCAGGTCTTCCTTGTAGTCGTAAACAAAGTCAGCCTCAACACGTCCGTCCTCCCTGTAATAGGGACGATTTTCTACATTAGTAGCACCGCAAAGCACGGCAATCTTGCCTTCTCTTTTCCAGGGTGTACCACTAAGGAAGATGGCGTGATCGGACAATGCGACAAGTCTATCTACGGCCCGCCCCCAATCCGCAGAATCTTCTGGGTGGTGAAACTCGTCAATGATCACAAAGATGCCAGCCGTGGGCCTGTCATGCAATGCCTCTTCGATTTTGGAATAGCCCGCGTAAGTAGACACCCACACGTCACTATCACGGGGGAAACTGGTGCTATCTGTGACATTGACACGCCTGCCATCAACATCCAAGCGTTCAAACGTTTTCTTCCACCCCAGTCGAGTGCCGCAATTAGGGGTGAGCACCACAATTAGGTCAACAGCATCTCTCCTCATCATTTCAAGAGCAGCCTTGGCGCTGCACAAAGACTTACCTGAGCCAGTACAAGCCTCAATGACGAAGATTTGGCGCCCCTCGGCAAACTTGGGGATGCAGGCATCAATAGCCTGTTGTTGCCATTTGCGTAATTTCATGATCGAACGATGCAGATTTAAGTAAATTGCACCGTCTGCAGCACGCAACACCATTGTCAATAGTGGTACGACCACCTTGACTGAATGGCACTACGTGATCAATTTGAGTGAGAAGCCCTGGCTGCAGCTTTTCGCCGCAATAGCAGCAGGTCCAGTGATCTCTCACAAGAATCTGCAAGCGTTGCCTTTTAGAAAACAGACGACTCATAGTCAAACGACATACGCAGAAAGCGTATTTCCCAGACGGGATCGGCAAAACCGACTCATAAATACTAACAACACAAAAGCGCCCCGAAGGACGCTTCGCTATTTGCAAATAGCAAATGCCTATACCTTGGCAAAGCACACCTTGGCAACACCTTGCGAGGGACTAGCAAGTTGCCTGAAGGCGCCGTAACTCAGATCCAGAATTCTGTTTCCATGCCAAGGCCCTCTGTCAGTCACTTTTACCACCACTGTCTTCCCATTGGCTGGATTGACCACGCGCAAGCGAATGCCAAGGGGAAGCGATGGAGAGGCAACGGTGAGGCCGTGGGCATCAAAGCGGCTTCCATCGGCAGCAGTCTGCCCGTGGTAGCCATCTCCAATACCATAATGGCTTGCCAGGCCGCACGAAGATTTCGCCTCCGCTGATAATGGTGCAAATGCACCAACAACAACGAAAGCGGTAGAAAGAAAACGAAAAAGCATCAGGAAAGAGAAAAGTAAGTAGCGAGGATCAGGAAGTCGCCCCCTGATAGTCCTCACTGTACCACCCCTGCCCTTCCCATCGTCTCTTTTGTGCAAAGCGCCAAGATGGTGCTATGCTTTGCAGGTCTGGTTGGTCCTGGGCGAAAGCCTCTCCGTTGGAGCCGTAAGGGTGGACGCTTTTGAACAGTTTGGCACTATCGCGAGGTATTGCCACGGCATTGCATGGGCCGTGTGAGGGACTGTTCTCCTCTCGTAGCTTTGAGGAAAAGAAAGGCATCGGAAGCCAGTCACGAAGAAGGGGGAGCGAAAGCTCCCCTTTCTTTTGTCTATAAGCAACCAATTGGTCCCCATAAAAAAAGAGGCCGAAGCCTCTTTAGTACAACAGCCGGTCATCGTCCCATTCAGGAGCCAGTGATGCCCTTATGGGCTTGCCTGGGAACAACTCTGCAGCCGAGGCCATTGCATGCTCCTTAGAGACGGCCATAATCTCAACGAAAGCAGTATCGCCCCACACCCTGAATAGAGCTGGTTGAATGGGCGATGGAGAAGAATTTTCTTTCATTAGAGACCAGCGGCCACTGATGCAGCATAAGCCGCCAGGTATTCAAGAAGGTCTTCCTCTGAAGGAGCTTCAGTGACCACTTCCTCATGCTGCTCTTGATGCTTGTTATGAGCAGCCTTTAAGGAGCAATAGATGCCTTCCAGAAAACGACGATGAACAGCGTTCTCTCCCATAGCCATCACCTCCTCGAGCGTGGTCAGCCAGTTCTCAAGGTCTCTTGTGCGAAAGCTCCAGAATACGCAGGGCTGACCATTATTCATGACTAGTTCGTTCTTTTCAGTGAAGGCAATGGGACCAAAGGAGTCCTTGATGATCGTTGAAGCCATGGCTTGTTTGCGAGAAGCCTCCTTATTGTGAGGCCTCCTGGGAGAGCCGTCAAGAGAAAGCACCATCAGCGTTGCTTATGCCCTAGCACCTTTCCAAGCAATGGCCAAGAAATGGCATTTGCCAATTGGCCTGAGCACAACGTGCCTGCCAGCCCTTGTAATAACATTCTGGAATGCCTGCCTTTGGATTTTGTTCAGTGGTTTGCAAGGCTCCTCGAGCCAGCTCTGCGCCCAATCAGCCAGCTCTTCGATGTCACATATATCAGCCGTTTGCAGCATGAAATGCCGGCCCCGTTGAGACACCTTGCGCCAAGCTGGGTGGACTGGTGGTTCTTCCTTTGCAAGTTTTTGAGCTTCCTCTTTCAAAATGGGAGGAATGCAAATGGTGACCATTGGTCGTAGCTTTTCAGGAAAGGAGAATTCCACGATGGTCACAAAAGGTTGTGGTAGTTTTCTTCGCTATCCCCATTGAACACCTCTTCAGGATCTCGCCCAGCTTCTTCTAACTTCTCAAGAATTGCTTGGTTGATTTGCTGGCGCATGGCGCGGCGATAGTCTTCATCTCCACTAAAGCTGCCTATTTCTTCTAGCAAACGAAGAGCAATGTTCAAGCTACTGATGTCCCTTAAAGTCATCAATGATCCAGCCATTGCATCATTGTCAATATGCTCTTGCAGAATGCCTTGGTGATAGTCAGCCCATTTACCAAGAGCAACAATGCCAATCTGCTTTAATGCCTCGTCGCCATATTTCTCCACTTCCTCGTCCACGAGCTTTGCAATTTCAGGAGACATTGCAAAGGTGCTCGGATCTGTTAGGAATGGCTCTGTGCCTTCGTCAATTGCTTGACGCTTGCGGTTTTTAGCTCCTTCCACTTGCTGAAGGAAATGGCTAACGGAATCAAAAGAGAAGGAGTCCATGGGAAAGGGCAACAGACAAAGCTTGCCGAATGATGGTGCCATTGTCAAGCATGACAAGCTTAAGCCTTTCTAGCCGTCGGCTGGCAGAAGAGGCCTGCTACTACCAGACGGTTCGCCATCGTCATCAAATTCTGGGCTCACGTCGGCTTTTGTGGCTTTCGCATCAATGGCACCAGCCCTGGCGCCAGAGTTGGATTCAGCTTCTTTGATCTTTTTAACTTCCTTGCTAAGGGTGTCAAGAAAGTTTTTGTAGCCGCTCTTGTTGTCTTCAATTTGAGGCTTCACATCGAACAAGCCAATGAGCTTTGCTTGCTGCTCTAGGCAGCTTCTTGCAATACCAAGGAAACCACTTTCTCCTGCGCTTTCTTCGATGCGCACAATGGCCTCGTCAGTGCCTTCTTTGATAGTGGTGACTTTCTTGCGCTTGCTTGCTTCAAATGCCTCTAGGGCCTTCTCTTTCAAATCATGCTGTTCCTGGACTAGCCTTGCCCGCCAAGCGTCTTGACTTTTTAGGATTTCGTTGGTCCAAATTTGACGATTGTGAATGCGGTCGCTACTAACTGTTTCTTTTGATAGCTTGAGCACGTCTGCAATTTGTTTGTTGCTCATGCGAGCTGCCAGAAGCTCTTGCACCATGAAGCGCCTTTGTCCCGTCAGGTCTTTGTCATAAGGAATTTTGCCAGGGCCAGAACCAACCTTGTTACGAATGCGATCAATTTGCTCTGGAGAGAAGCCTGCATCAACAAGCACCTTTGTGGCGTATTGAAGCTTCTCTTCTTCAGAGACAAAAGAAATGTCTGGTTGAGGCATGATGAAACAATGGGAGAGTCAAAGGGGCAGATTGCCCTTACCAATAAGGGTTCTAGCAAACAATGCAGAAAAGCGCTCTTGCTTGTCTGGCGCCACTGTTGCAGGGTTTTCTGAAATGGCTTGACGAAGAACATTCAGTTCTAGCCATTCTTCAGGAGAAAGCAATGGAAAAGGCAAAAACGGAGCACTCATGAGACGGCTAGGAAATACAAGAAGAATAATGAAAAAAGAAGAGCCACGAAAAAGATGGTGCCAATAATTCCACTAATAATGCCAATTCGCATTTCATGCTCATGGATTCTTTGCGCAATTAAAGCGTTGATTTCTTCACGGCTCATTGTCATCAAAATAGCTCCTTGGGCGGACAATAAACAATGCTTTCTTTGTGGTCAAGAATGTTGTAATCCCCGAGATCATCTGCCAATTTCTTGGCAAGCTTAAGCTCATGCTCCATTGCCTGCAAATCTTCTCCGTACTGTTTTTGAGCCTTTCTCTGTAAGCGAATGGTTCCATAATCTTCGCTTTTGTAATCATCAAGGCCGTTGTCTTCAAGTAGTTGCTTAATGTCCGCCTTGCATTCACTTTCCATATCAGAAAGAGCTTGCTGGTCTGCTTTGATTTTAGAGAGCTCCTTAAGGAGCATTTCAATGTCTTCCATGATTAGTAATTAGCAGAAGAAGAAACGAAATTGTGGTCGATTAAGCTTTGAATTTCTCCTAAGCTTGCTCGCCAATGACGCTCATCATTCAAATCTCGAGCAGCATAAAGAATACGAGAAGGAGGAAGAGGGCCGCGATCGGGAATGGAGTAGCCATGGTGTTGATAAATTTCAATGGCGATTCCGTTGTGCTCCATGGAAGGGAGACGATTAGGCTTTGAAGGTGCCCTAGGCATAGTGGGAAAAAGAAACAACGGCCGCTTGACAGGGTGCTCGCTTGGGGCTCGCTCTTTTCATGCGGCCCATCAACAATACAACGTTTCTAGAGGAAAGTGTGTAAAGGATGGTTAAGAAACGCCTTTTGATCAGGCTCGCCTTGGGGGCTCGCTTGCGCGAACGGCGTTTCTTGCGACGGTTATCAGGAAAACGAATAAGCGTCGTTTATCGAGAAAGCTGATACTTCCTTCCCATAGCTCTCCTTAAGGGGAAGCGCCGCAGGGTAGGTTCCGAGGCGGTGTCCCCAGGCGCGTAGATACGCCTCAGGCCACTGGACGATTGTAATACTTGCTGCAAGCTCAATTGTGCCAGTCAGTCAATTGGCACATAGTTGATGGGGGATGAGGCGGGTGTACGATGGCGGAGTTGTC